TAAATAATTTAGGGATAAAAATAGATAACTATTTCGCATCAGAGATTGATAAAGATGCTATTTTTATAACTAAAAAACTATTCAAATACAAAACATATCGGAAGTGTTATTGATGTAAAAGTAGAGCATATACAATACGAGTTTACAGAGCAATTTAAACGTGATAACTATAGCTTTTTATAACTATGTACGAAATTAGAATGTGTGAGTTAGTAATCGATTTTTACCGAGATAAAATATATGGTTTTAAATTAAGATCACTCAACCTTATCAAATTACAAATGGAACAACTACAAAAAGGTAAAGTTGACCATGAAGTTTTCAAAGAAATCATTACCTTAGATGAATTAATTCCAGTTTATGAAACCAAAATTAAAGAACTCCAATTCCGTAGAAATAAGTTTATTAAACTTAAAGAGTCTTATCAAAAGACGAATCTCCGCCAAGTACCAGTTGAACGTAGCGGAGTACAGTCGTATGTATTCAAAGGAATTAGGATTGAAACCGGCACTAATCCAAACCTATTTATCCACAGGAACACAATGCTCAAATTCCCTCCCAGCATTACAAAAAATCCTGAAACACGTAGGCTTACCACCAGTTGAAAAGAGAATTGAAGTAGTAAAAACAGTTAAATTTTTTATAAATGGGACTATCGATTAATCGAAACGTTATTAAGGTACAAAGCAAATTAAAACGTGCCAGTACTAATAAAGCCGCTGCTGATAAAATTAATAAGGCGCTAGATACTCCTGAACGCCCAGTTCAAGTTAAGTCGGAGAATATAAAAACTATTGAGTACGACCCAGCTTTAAAAGATTTAACTATTACGTTCCACAAGGGATTACGTAAGTATGTTTACTATGACGTACCAAAGAGTGTATACGCTAGGTTTATCACCGCTAGTTCTAAGGGTGAGTTTTTCCACATGTATATTAAACAACGTTACAAATATGCCGAAGTAACTTCTAAGAAAAAGTAGTATATTTGTTTTAACTTAATATAATTTAAAATGGGTATTATAATTAAAAAACACAAAAGAGTTCGTAAGAATAAAGTAACTGTAGTAAGACAACACGCACGTAAAGCTACTGTTGGTACTAAAAGTGCTAAGACTGGTTTAGTAAAACAAGCGGACGGTTCCTGGAAAGCTATTCAAGGTAAAACTAACTTAGTTGAGAAGACCAGTAAAAACTTAGTTAATGCTCACAAGGAACTTACCCATGTGATGTCATGGAGTGATAAACAGTGGAAAACCGAATTAGCTGCTGTAAATAAAGGTAAAACCTCTAATTTGCTTACTAAAAAAGCGTGGATTGATGGTATTAAAGCGGATATTAAGAAACACTCAAAAGGCGGTAAAATATCTGTTGACAGAGCAAAGGAACAACTTAGTATACATACTAAAAATAAGGCTCTTCGTAGTAAGGCTACTAATAAGTCCCTTAAATCTCGTAATACTAAGGATGATAACTACACTAATTTACAAGAACTAAGAAACTAATTTAAAATAATACTATGCCAATACGAGTTAAACAACATAAAAGAACTGGTAAGAACAAAGTTTCTATCGTTCGACAACATGTAAAAAAGTCTAAGCCCAAGACTAAAGTTGATAAAGTAATGAAGGAGTGGAAAACTGGTACACTTCACAGTGGTAGTAAAAAAGGTGCGGTAGTAAGAAACCGTAAACAAGCTATTGCCATTGCATTAAGTGAAGCAGGGAAATCTAAATCTCGTTCTCATTTAAAAAAAGTACATAGTAAAACTGGTAAACCTATTGGTGATTCAGTAAGAGGTTCTTTAAAAATGCCTACATTTTCCAAGCCAAAAAAAGGTTCTGTATTCGCAAAAAGAGAAGAACGAATATTAAAAGGTACATACATAAATAAAGGTCGTAAAAGATAATGCCATTAAAGAAAGCACATATCAAAGGTTTCGGTAATAAATACTCCGTAGATTCTAATGGTAAAGTTTATTCCCACGGCAAACAAATGTCACCACGTTTAGATAAAAATGGTTACACACGTATTAATTTATCTCACCACGGAGAAATGAAAACTGTACGTGTGCATAATTTAATTTCTAAACATTTCAAGATCAAAGGAAAACGTCACCAAACTCAAGATGGTCACATGGACGGTGACAAAACAAACGCAGCTTTACGAAATATACGTAAACAAAGTCCAAGCGAAAATTCACAACATGCACATGATACAGGTTTATACGGTCGCTACACACGAGTTAAATCTCATTATCGCAAGGGTAAGAATAAAGTATCAGTGGTTATTAATCATAAACGTAAGCGAAAATGATGCAAGTTAAAAAACACAAAAGAGTTCGTAAGAATGGTGTTACGGTAGTTAAACAACACTATAGAGCATATCCAAGTGATGTCAAAAGACGAGACTATGAAAAACATACTGTTTCGTCAGGCGCAACTAAAGTTCTTGTTGCATTAAGGAAAAGAGCACAAGGAGGTGTTTATAAAAATAGGATTAAACGAGCTGACCCTGCCCGATTAAAGAAACGTGCTGCCAAGTCTAATAAGATTCACGCAAAAAGAATATCTAAAAAGTAATCCTAATACTCCATAATATGAAAAAAAGTTTCGGGAAAAATAAAATACAATCACTCTAGCTACTCACATAATAAATAATAACATGAACATTAAAGTAAAACAACACAAACGTACACGTAAGAATGGAGTTTCTGTAGTACGTAACCACGTAAAGAAATCTAAAAAAGCTAAGGGCACTTACCTCCCTATGACGGGTTCATTAGAAGGATTACACCCTTCCGAAAGAAAGAAAACTGCTTTAATGCGTAGATTATCTACTGGTGCAGGTAGTCCTAAAACTGGTAAAGCTTCTAAGAAGAAAAAATCACGTAATTATTTAAGAGAAGGTAAGAAAAATAAAAACTCTGCTGCTAGTTCTCACCCTTTCCCACAAGTTGGCGGTAATGGTAGTTATATGTCGAAGTCAAAAAGCGAACCCCGAAAACCAAAAGGTAAAAAAGGATTTAAAATGAAGAAAAATTGTTAGTAATTAATTTTTTACTATCTTCGTAACTCATAATGTTTTTTGTTTTTACTCGTAATTTATTACCCTAAGAGGCTCGAAGTTCTCACTTCGGGCTTTTTTTGTGCCTAATCAGATTTTATTTATATTTGTACTGGTTAAAGTTGACAAGTCAGACAATTAAAAGCCAGTATAAAAATGAGTAAATCAGTAATTGCAAAATTTCACGTAAACGAGGTAATTAAAGAACGAGCATTTGACTTAGATGGTAAACCGTGTAATCAGTATTCTATACGTGCATTTCCAGTTTATCAAGGTTCTGAGGAAAACAAAAAGTTCTTTAATGCAACTCCAGGAGGTTCCTTACACCTTTGCGTATTAAATGAAGCTGCAGGTGTTCAGTTCAAACAAGGACAGGACATTTATGTTACTATCGAACAGGTAGAAAAACCTGAAGACCAATCAAATGGTTTACATGCTGTTCCACTACCACAATAAACTGTTGTAGTTTAAGACCCCATTCTTGCAAAAGTTTGGGGTTTTTTATTTATATTTGTTTTATGAAATCAATTAAAGTAAAATCTCACAAACGAGTTAGTAAGAATAAAGTTTCTATTGTTCGACAACACTCTAAAAAATCAGCAGGTGATTATAAGTTTTTTACCAATAGAAGTATTAACGCCAAAAAAACAGTTATCTCGTATAAAAACAGGTAATGTACTACATAACGCTGGTTTCTTACAAAAAGCTACTCCATCTGATAAGGTACATTACCAAAAAGAATTGGATAATAATCGTTCTGCTAGGAAAAAACTAGTTATGAATACTATGAAAAAACATAAAGTGGGAGTTAGAGAAGCTATTAAAAAAATAAAATCTACATAAGTTATGGCTACTAAGACAGTAAAATCACACATGCGAAAATCTAAGAACGGTAAACCATGTAAAGTACGTTCTTATCTTAAAATCAGAGGTCGTAAACGCTACAAAACTAAAGGCAGTTACGACCGTACGGCAACCCCTTTAAAATAGTTTACTATGACCGATATGAATAAAGTAAATGCCAAAACGGTGTGGGCTCGTATCACATCAAAGACACCAGTGTTCTTTAAGAAAGTACGTTGGTACATGGTTAGTTGCGGTGCAATAGGTACAGCTCTTACTGCCCTACCAGCTGAACAAACCGCATGGATGCCAGTTAATACGTCAGGAATGTTAATTGCAGTTGGTGCTGTAGGAACTGTCCTTACTTCATTAGCGGTAGACCCTGCACACAAAGACTAATTTTTCTAGTGTCGTTTCACTAATCGTAAAAATATATTGTATCAATGGCAAAAAGTAATGAAAAGAAAAAAAGTACTGGTAGTAAATCTACTAGAGAAATTTTAACCGATGAGGAGTTAGATCACATTGGTAAAGAAGCGTACCGAACTGTAACTTTTGATGCTCACTTCGTAACGGGTAAAATAGTTGAGTTCGGTATTCTATTAACCGGCCGTCCGTTATACACGTACCAAAAGATGATTGCCTACAGGGTAATTTATTCTATTATAACTTTCGAGGGAGCCGTAATTACAATTTTACTTTCTCGTCAGTCGGGTAAATCTGAAACACTAGCATTTATCGCTAATGCTTTATCGGTACTAGTTCCAGCATTGTCAAAAGTCCTACCTGATTTAGAACCATATTCTAAAGGTATTCGTATTGGTATCTTCGCACCTCAATCCGACCAGGTATGGAGTACGTATAATCGTGCTTTGGATTACCTACGTACTGAAAATGCCGAATTAATTATGGATGACCCTGATTTAGACGTATCACTAGAACGACCGTCAAAATATTCACTTACTAATGGTAGTAGAATGGTAGGTCAAGTTGCTAGTAAACAGTCTAAAATTGAGGGTGCTACTCACGATTTAATATTTGTTGAAGAGGCACAAGATGTTGATTCAAATATCGTAACAAAATCTATCGAACCAATGTTAACTTCTTGTGTATGTGCAGGAACTATCGTGTACGATGAAAATGGTTTTAGATTCCCTATCGAAGAACACTACTCAAATAAAATAATCGGTTTTAATGAGGTTGAAAAAACTTATGAGATTGATGATGTTACGTGGAAAACCGAAAAAACTACTATTAAAGAGTGTGTTGAGATAACATTTGCTACAGGTAGAAGTTTACGTTGTAGTTATGACCATCCTATTTATATAAAAGAACGTAAAGGTGGTAAGTATGGTCGTAAAACAAAATTTATCCACGCAGAGGATTTACAAGTAGGGGCACATGTCGGTATTGCTGATGAAGTCAATTTCTTTAAGGGTAAAAAGAAAATGTTTGACCCTCGTTTAGTTGGTATGCTTATTGGTGACGGTAGCTATAGATATAATGGTATGGTTAGATTCTGTTCTTGTGACCCCGAATTATTAGACTATGTTAACTGTAAGTATAAATTTAAACCTTATAACTCATACATTACTAAATCAGGTAAACTATTTGAGGATGGTACTATAAAAAATTTATGTAAACCTTTAAGAGAGCTAGGCATATATGGTCAAGTAGGGAAAAATAAATCATTACCGATAAATATCGATACTTTCCGAAAAATCGATTTACAGGAAATGATAGGAGGTATTTTTGATACTGATGGTTGTGTATCTATCAATAAAAATGGTAGAATGGGTTCTATTTCATTCTCTACATGTTCTGAAATATTAGTAGAAGAGGTATTTTATTTATTAGAAAAATTTGGTGTACATTCTCGTTTCTCATACAATAAGTCAGGTTCAAAGACACTTGGTAATGGTTATGTGTGGGTACTTACTATTAATGAGAAACGTAGTGTAATAAACTTTCACAAAAATTTTAAGTTTCTAATTAAATATAAACAAGATAACTTAGAGCATCTTGTAAAAATGTTCTCTAAACATAAGGAAAAACGTGATATTAATTACCCAACCATATTTTTTGATAGGGTTACTAAAATAACTCGAATTGGAGAACTACCAGTATTTAACTTAACTGCAGATAAAAATCATACGTATTTATGTAATAATATCATTACTCATAATACTAATGGGTCAATGGTTAAATGCGGTACTACTGGTACAGAGAAAAATGACTTTTGGTATGAGATTCAACGTAACCGTAATCGTAACCGTTCTAAACATGATGACAGATTACTTGACCACTGGGAATTTAACTATGAAAAAATCTTTAAATCTCGTAGAGAGCAGTATAACATAGATGGTAAATCATTCCACCTTTACTATGAAAAATTCGTTAAAGAACAAATGGTTCGTAGAGGTAGGGATAGTACCGCATTTAAACTCTCTTACGCCTTAGAGTGGGATTTAGAAAGTGGTATGTTAATCACTGATAAAGAGTTTGATTCCATTACTAATAACAAAAAAGGTCATTCAATTGCACAAAATGATGTAATCATTGCAGGTCTTGATATAGGTAAAGATGATGCTAGTACTGTTCTTACACTTGGTAAAATAGTATGGGAGCCTAATGATGAAATGCAACCGCCTAAAATTGAGGTTTGTGGTTGGTTAGAACTACACGCTATTGACTACGAATTACAACACCAATTAATAGTAGATTTCTTATATGCTAACAATGTTACTAACATGTATGCGGATTACACAGGTGTTGGTAAACCAGTAGTTGACCGATTACGTGCAGCTATTGGTGACTACGTTAATATAGAACCGTTTACTTTCAGTACACAATCAAAATCTGAGATGTGGTTCAACTTAATTGATTTTATTCAATCCAAACGTTTAGTAATACCAGCTCATAAAACTGTACGTGCTACTTCTGAGTGGAGAGCGTTCGAAGAGCAAATGAAAAACTGTTTGAAATACTATAATGGACCGTATTTAGTTTGTCATAAGTCTGATGGTTATTATGATGACTACGTAGATAGTCTTGCATTAATGCTACTTGCCAACCAATTTGAACAAGTTGAGGATGAAATTGAAATTGAGGATAATCCTTTTTTTGCTGGTCAGATAATTAATCGTAACTTGCGTGAATCAAATCAATGGTTTAGAAAACGAAAAAATTAAAAAATGAGTGTATCAAATAATCCTAATGAGAGATTAAAAAATTTTTTATCTCAAGGCACTTCTGATTTAAGAGATTTTATCAGTCAAACTTCTGTTACAGGTAATGACCACGAGTTAGACCGATTAGAAAAATATTATTTATACTGGAAATATTATAACGGACATCACTACCGAGATATGAATCACTCTTTGATTCAGTTCAATTATGTCAAGGCATTTATCAATAAAATAAATCAGTTTTTACTAGGGACTAAGGCGTTTACATTTGAAGTTAAATCCTTATACACCGATGTTATCGACCCTGAAATTTCTCGTCCTATCGAAGAATACATAATGTATCAGTGGAATCGAAATAATAAGGCTGTCACTGCTCACGAAATTTTACAAACTGGTTCTATATGTGGTGACGTATGGGTACTTACATTTTGGAACGCAACTAAAAAATTTGTCGAAATTCGAGTATTAGATAGTCGTCAATGCTTCCCAATATTTAAAGATGGTGATACTAGTCAATTAGAATCATTTCAAGTACGTACCCAATTAACAAACCATCCTAAAAAATATAAAATCTTAGTTACTAATTATACTAAAGATTCTATCGAACGTTGGTATCAAAAAGGAACTCAAATTTTAAAAATTCAAACTGGGTTTACTGGTGTTCCGTTAGGTGATGTTAATGAGTATTCAACAGAACCTAACCCATTAAAATTTATTCCTATTGTTCATATAAAGAACCGTCCGCAAGCAGATAGTTACTTCGGTTGTTCTGATTGTCAAGACATTCTTAATCTAAATAAAGTTTACAACGAGATGTATCAGGAGTTAAAAGGTATTATTGATTACCACGCTACTCCCACTACTGTAGTTACTGGCGCAACTTTAAAAAACGCTACTCGTAGTCTTGGTAATATTTGGTCAGGGCTACCTCCTGAAGCCAATGTATTTACTTTGGGCCTTGATGCCGATTTGAGTTCTATGATTACCTACCTAGATAAATTAAAAGTAGGTATGCACGAAATTAGTGATGTTCCTGAAAATGTACTTGGTAAAATTCAGGCTATTAGTGGTACTAGTGCAGCTGCATTACAACTTACTTATTTACCATTAGTACAACAGGCGGATTTAAAATCATTAACCTATGGCGAGGGTATCGCTGAAATTAATGAGAATATTTTACGTATCGGTAAAAAGTACGATAAGAAAAATGAACGCCTTGATACTGTAGATGTTTCTGATAATGCCTCTGAGTTATTAATCTACCCAGTATTTACATACGGATTCCCTACTGATAGAATGAATATGTTACAAGAGGGTCAAATGGAGTTACTGATGAAAGTTGGTAGTAGAAAAGAGTTAATGAACCGTCTTGGTAAGAATAATGTTGAATCATTAATGGAAGAAATTGATGATGATACTATTGAACAGGCGAATATTCAGGCAGAGGCAAATTCAATTGCAAATCCACAACCACAACAACCAGCTCAGTAGTAAAAATTTTACTCACTATTGCTATAATCAGAAAATTAAAATATATTTGTATTCACAATTAGTATTAACCATAAAAAATAAACCATGAACGGAAATCAAAATCCAGAATCGTTACATGATGTTGCCAAAGGCACTGACAGTAACAAACAAATTGGAAAACCAGGATTTGTTAGTCCTGGAACTCCAGCAGCACCTTTAGCAAGTCAAAACGACTTACCCTCTGCTGTTGTTAACACAAAAGGAGGAAAGGCATTACGTGATAACTTAATTAAATAAGAAATCACAAGATCACACAGTTAATTAAAAATAAGTAAAAAGAAAAACCAGTCGAAAAATGAGTAACGCAACAACAACCGCAACAAAGCTACCCGAAGTATTAGTACTTGGAGGTGCTACTTATCGTATTTCCGAAAATCCTGACTTACAAGCTTTCGTAGATAGTATTATTAAACATACTGCTACTACAGAGAAAGATAAATTGTATGGTCAAATTAAGTCAATGAAAGAACGTATGGATTTATTAGAAGAAACTTCTAAACACATTTCCACACCTAGTCCTATTGATTACGCAAAGATTGAGGAAATAGTTAACACAAAAGTAACTGCAATCGAATCAGCTATTACTACTAAAGTTAATGACTTATTAAAACCTATCGCAAACCGTATCGAAACACAGGTAGTAGAAGACATTAAAGAGTACAAAAATAAATTGATTCGCGAGAACGATGGTAAATGTATGGTTGAATTAATTCAAGGTGAAACTAAGGAGCAGTTAGATGCTTCATTAGCTAGCGCTATCGAGTTGTTCAATAAGTACAGAACTAATCCTCCAGTTATTCCTGTAAATACTCCGGCTACTACTACGCCTGCGGCAACTGTTACAACAACTCCTACTACCCAGCCGGTAGAAAATACTCCGCCAGCAACCCCAGCTATCACTGTACCTCCAGTTGTACCAGTTACTAATCAAGCTAGTATGCCAGATATTAAGTCAATGTCAACAGTTGATTTCGCTAAGAACCGTGAGGCTCTTAAAGGCGAAATTGCTTCAATGTTAAATAAATCGTAAATTAAAAATTCTCTAAAAACCTTATTATGAACTTACTTTTCATATTATTATTAGCGATTGGTAATATCTTCTCTTTCGGGCAGATTACTTCGCAAAATGCAAGTGGTGGTAGTTATACACCAATCCCGGAAGTTGTACGTGATTTCTACTCGAAAGAAGTATTCTTCCAAGCGCAACCTAAATGTAAATTTTTACAGTTTGCTAAAATCAAAGAAGATTTAACTGCTGTAAAAGGTAAATCAATTACGTTCGTAAAATACAATAACTTAGCAGGCGGTGGTGCGATAGCTGAAAACGCTACATTTACCCCACAAGCTATGGGTGCTGACGAAGTAACTATTACTGTATCAGAACAAATTAACGGAGTTGAATTAACTGAGTTATTAGTTCAAACATCAATGATGGACGTAGTTGGTGATGCTACTAAAGTATTGGCTAATAACTTGGCTACTACTTTAGATGGTCAATTAGCTACTTCTGCTTTAGCTACAACTAATATCGTTTACGCAAACGGAGCTGCCAACAGTTCAGCAATGACTTCTGGTTCTGTATTTAATACCCGTACAGTTAAAGATGCAGTTGAATTATTATCTATTAATAACGCTCCTAAATTCTACACAGAAACTGGAGATGCTTTCTACGTTTGTATTGCTCACCCATCAGCATTACGTCAATTACGTGATGACCCGAATTGGATTAATGCAAATACTTACATGGGTCGTAGACAATTATACGCAGGTGAAGCTGGTATGTACGAGGGAGTAATCTTTATCGATACTACTAATATGCCTAAATTAGCTTCTGCGGCTGTAGTTACTAAATACGGCGGAACATTTGCTCCAACTTACGGTTGTGAATCAGTTATCTTTGGTGAAAATGCTTACGCTTGGGCGGTTGCGTTACAACCTGAATTAAGAGATGACGGTGTAGTTGAAATGGGTCGTAAACACCGTTTAGGATGGTATGGTATCTGGGGAACTGGAATCATCGAAGAAGATAATATCGTAAGAATTTTATCTGCTGCGGTTTAATAAATTTTTAAAAACTACTAATTGTAACCCAGTTAGTAGTTTTTATTTTCAATTGTATAACTATATAGAATCAATAAAATGAAACCAGTAAAAAAGAAAAACCAATCTGCGGAAGATTTCGCAATCGTATTAAAAGAATGGGCTGATGCTCAAGCAGCTTTACCTGCTGAAGAACGTGACCCTGAGTACGCTGACTACTTAGCAAACGCTGATACTAATGCAGCAAATACTGTATCAGTAGCAGTAGAAGAAAAAACAGTAAAATTCCGTCCGTTTGTTAACCACAAATGTACTATCGGAGGACAAAAAATTATCTTAGTTAAGGACGAGGAAACTCGCTTACTAGAGAGCCATGCTATCATTTTAGCTGGTGCTAAAAAAGGTTACAGAATCTAACCATAAATGGCAACATTAACGGAAATATTGGTAACGGTTCGAGAGCTATCTTTCGACCGTTACCCTATTCCCTCTTTTCTACTAAAACCAATCACAGGTAAATTCGTTACTAATAACTCTACAGAGTTTAAAATCTTACCGTCTGCAGGTTCAGGTTCTCCCTATAAAATATACACCTACAATCCTAATGCTGCTGGAGATACCTTAGAGAACTTGACAAACTACTTGTTCACAAATAATGTGGTTTTTTCATACACAGGTTACTACTCCGCCATAGATACTCCGGATCAATTATTACAGTACACAGACAAACCATTTGATACAACTCCTTTGACTATTTTCAGACGATTTTTCTTATCTGATGTTAAATTGATTGAGCTAATAGTTACTTACTATCATAATGTATTGAATATGCCTGAGGTTACAGCTTCTACAGTATCTACCGATGTAACATTACTGGAACCATATACTGTTAGACACTTAACTCTATGGGTTGCTTTAAACCTTGTTGATTTAAGACGTATTGCTGAACAAGCTGCCACTGTATACCAAATGAACTGGTCTGACGGTTCAGGACAAGTTGCTGGTGCTAACTTAAACAGTCCAGGACAAAATGTTACGGTTCAAATCGGTAATGTATTCACACTTTCGGACAGTAATGCTGTAACTAATAATTATTTTACGGAGGATTATAATCGAGTTGGTAGCGATAATGTACTGGGTGATAAAGAAAGTTGGTGGTTTAAATTATGGTTGTATTTACGAGATAAGTTAGAACGTGACTATGAGGACTTCTCATTCCGCAGTGATAATGTTATTAAAGGAAAAATAACCCTGAAAAAAGATTTAAACTACTTTGCATACTACGACAGCTATCCTTACACGCTTTCTCCATTAACACGAAATATTATTAGTTAGCCTGTTGTAGACAATTAAATAACTATGTCTACATTAACACAAAACCAATTCCTTAGTTACCAGAATACATTCTACAGGTATGTAATTGCTTCTCCTATGATTATTCAGTTAGGAGTACAAGATGTTGTACCCAGTACAGGTGATTTCTTAGAAGACTTCTCTAAGGCTAACAATACGGTAGCTTCAAATGAGTACCCTACAACATGGTATAATTTCCCTGCTTTTTATCAAAGAGATATTGACCCTTATTCAAGAGAACGCTATGGTTTAACTGATATTCATTCCGGGTCAGTATACTTATCTCCAATACAAATTAAAGATGTATTTGGTTCATTTGATTACTTAGATGCCCGCAAAGTAATTATTAAATTAGATGGTCACTCGTTCATAGTACAAAAACTAGAGTATAAAGAACCCCTATTTAATTCATGTATTGCGGTTGAATTTATATTAAATGATATGTTAGATGGCTAAGAAAGTAACCCTACCTCGCATAAAACCTAAGTTTACTACTGCTGACTTCTTAAAAGGAGTTTCACTATTTGAACAACGAATGGCTGAAACATTCCTAACGTTTGTTCAAGATAAGTTTAAAAAAGGTGAGTATTCATTTACCGCTATCGAGAAAGTCTACGGTAACGGTGATACAATCGACAAGGAGGACTTACAACGTAAAGTTAAGCGAAGAGGTAAAGTCGTGTTTATTGAAAATGGAATTGCTATCGGTGAGTTGAGTTATGCCGAAGTGTTTAAAATATTAGATCATGGTAGAAAAGATTTAGGAATACTGCCACAACCATTAATTAAACAAGTTTTTGAAGATTTCAGACCTGAGTACAAATTAAATCTGAAAAATTTCTTACTTGGTAAAAAATAACTTATTTTTGTTTATGCAGATTAAAGTTACAACTCATAAAACTAGCGGTGGTATTGTAAAGTCCCATAAACGCAAAGTAAAAGGCAAAGGAGTTATCGTAGTAAAATCTGCAAGGCGAAAATCTGCTAGAGTTCCTGCTCATCTACAAAGTATGCGAGGACACGCTCTAAAAAAACGAAACAGTGTAGGTAACATTGTTTATAAAGGAAATAAACCCAAACAATAAAAATAAAAATGACTACAAATTTTAAAACAAAATTAGGTCTTGCTCTAGGTAGTAGTGACTTAGCAAATGAATTATTAGCTATGGCTAATGGTCTTAATGGTGATTTATTATTAAGAATTACACCTGCTACAAATACTAAAGCTGCTACGGCTGCTGCGTGGACTGAAAAAATTAAAGTTGAATTAGTGGATTCTGACGGAAGAGTTCATACATGGTTTAACAAAACACTCACAAGTAAAGTTACTGTTGCTGATACTTCAACAGCTGGTACTGCCTCTGTAGGTTCTGCTAACTTAGTATTTGTTAACGGTGAAGCTACTGTTACATTATCAGGTAATGCTGCTGCATGGTTAGCTGGTGACACTGCTACAGTAACAATCGCTAACTTAACTGTTAATGGAAGTACTGTAACTGGTGGAACTTCTGTATTAACTATTACTGCCTAATTAAATTATCATTATGGCTAAAGTAGTAAAAGTAAGGAAACACTATCGTAGGGGTAAAAATAAAGTTACAGTAGTTCGACAACACAGTAGAGATGTTATTGGTTCTAAAATAAGCGTTATACGTGACAAATATAAAATCAATACGCCTATTCAAGTTACGGATGCTGATACTGATTCATTCCCATCTGATAGCTACGCCTTTACTGATACTACTTTAGTAGATGATAAACCAACAGACCACGTAATCAATCTTAATGCGGATAAAATAACTGCTGACGGTGAAAATGCTGACAAAGTTATTGAACACGAGATCGCACACATTATCGATAAAGAGAAAGGTTTAATGAAATCTCGTTTCGGTCGAAATTTTATGGCGGCAGTACAACAAACTGATGCCTACAAGAAGCTTCAAGAAACTAATGATAACTATGAAATAAAACCGGAAGAATTATTTGCTCGTGCCTACGCTCAATACCGTACAGGTGACGTAAAACCTAATGATGTCGAAACAGGTTATGCTTGGGATAAAAATGATTTTAAATTAGTTGCTAAACAACTTAAAAAATTAGTACAATGAAAGTAAAGGTTAAAAAACATACCCGTAAAAGAAAAAATGGCGTTACTGTTGTTAAGCAACATTACAAGTCTGAAACAGACCATGCTGGTTTAAAAAAATATAAAACTATTATTAAGAGAGGTGGTAGTAAGGCTGTTGCTCAAGTTAAATCGGGTCATAAAGTATCTCGTGGTGCTGCTGATTTTATAAAAGCTATGAAAAGAAGAACAACTAGTGGCTCAAAAAGGGCTGCTGGGAACCCGTTTTATAATCGCGCTGGAGGTTACCACACTAAATAAATACTATTATGAAAAGAACTACAGTAAAAACTCACAAAAGAGTTTCTAAAAATAAAGTAAGTGTTGTTCGTAGTCACTCTCGTTCTACAGCAGCCGGCAACGGTGTTAAATATAACCCGAATCAATTTGCAGGTTCTACTAAAAAGAAAGTACGTAAAGTTTCTACTAGTAAAGGTGCTAAAAAATTCTTATTCAATGCCGCAAGAGATGTAATCCATAAAACTGGCAAGGCTCGTCAACCACAATATACTAAGGGTAAATCTTTTACTCCAAATACAAAACAAAGACCCTCTATTAAAAACACTGTTAAAAAGGTGTTTAAAAGTTCTATTTTTTCTATTAAATCTACCTCTAATACGGGTAGAATTAAGGGTAGAAATGTCGCTGCTAAAATGTTAGGGCGTAAGGTAAAACCAATAAAACCAATAAAACCAATCAATAAAAAGTAATGCTTACTTCTATACTAGATACTCATTCGGAAATACTAAAAGAATTTAATTCTTCTGGTATCTATGCTTTGCCGTACAAGACAACTACAATTAATATTCCAGTAAAGTATGCTAGAGAATCTGCATTAACAATTACTCAAAAAAGTAAAGAGTCCTATCCTCTTATTTCAGTATATGATTATGCCCCTGAGTATAACCGTGACTGGAACCCTAATCATCAAAAAATTATAGACGGTTATCATTCATTCGTAAATAACGTTCCGACTAAGGCTTATGAATTTAAAGAACCTATTCAGTTATTATTACGTTATGATGTTACCGCATACTTAAATAACCCTATGCACCGTTGGGCTTTCTTTGACTACATGGAAAATAAATTCCCTCAAAACGGTTCAATATGTTTGAATAAGGTCATACTACCTGATGGACCAGTAGGTGACTTCGTTTCTTACTCTGTTATTAAATCTGATAATGAACGTAGGGACGGTATATTTGAACTTAATTATGAATTTTCATTTAAGGTATTAATTAACGTAATTAATCCTGTAGAAATAAATTTAATTAGTAACTTTAACCTAAATTTAAACAATACAACTATATAATTATAAGACAATGGCAAAAACTACTGACAACGAAAACAAAAACGGAGGTGAAAATACTCCTCCAGTTAAACCAGCTATTAAAATGGTTAAATACAGAAATAATACTTCTGGTAAATTAAACTTCGGCTTTGCTAAAAATTTCTACACGGTTCCTGTGGGTGGTGAGATCGAAATCCCTGAGAACTTAGAAAATTTATTTATTGCCGAACACGGTAGAGCAAATATTTTAGTAAAAGTATCTAACTAATTATGTCTGTTACTACTGTAGGCGTTAGACTTAGCGGTGTTACTGATAATAACCTGGAAGAAGCAATTCTATTTATTCAGGCTAATTTAATAATGCTACGTGAGGATATAATCAGGGCTCTAAGGATTCCTGATTTTATCTTCTATTCCGCTAATTTTAAAAACTACCCCTTAACCGGGTACACTTTTACAGTATACGCAGTAGGATTTACGTCCGATAATTATATAAATATCTCAGGTGGTATTATCAGTATTCCTATTGCACAGGATTCCGATAAAACTATCTACCAAAAATTAAAGGCGGATGAGTATTATCCGACCGACCTTATTACGAATACTGATGTGAAAAAAATGCTGGATTTGTTCGTAAGACAAGCGCAATTAAAAGTTATTACGCCTACTATGGGTGATTTTAACCTTGATTTTAACATTGATTTTTACGTATAATGAACCAAGCTACATTAATAACCGAAATAGATACAGTCATTAATACCAATGGTACTCAGGCTATCACTGGTGCTATTCTTAACGGTGTTCTAAAAGACATGTTTCTAAATACCTACTCGGCTGAAATCGGTGTAGGCTTACTTCCAACTGTGGTAAGTCCAGTAGTTACTGCTACTGACGACTTAAAGACAGTACTTGCTAGAATACAGTTAAACGCTACTACAGGTACAAATGGTATCGCCAGTATCGGTGGTGTATTGGGTCTAGGAAGCGATTTAACTCAATCAACTACAATAGGCGGTTTACATACACTTACTTTAGGTGATGAGGGCTCTAATAATCCTTTAAACTCGTTCGTGGTTCATACTAAAAATGGTATGTCATTCCGTAATATATTAAGTGGTGTTACTAACTCCCTTTCTATGACGGCTAATAGTTCATTTTATAGTCTGTCTAATGCTACTACTACTCAGGGTTGGGCTGCTTCTCTTGGATCATTTAAAATATTTGCCGAAGATGTAAGTAATGACGTTTTTATAAAATTACATTCTACAGGACAGAATGTTACTGGGAACGGCACGGATAATAATATCATTATTCAAGATAAAATAAGTAATAAAGGTTTAGTTTATGCTACTGACTACTCAGCTAACTTTACTGATGAATCTTTAGTAACTAAACGTTGGGTTGCTGCTGCTTTAGGTGCTGCTGCAGGTTTAACTGCAACATTAGCTATTGATAATAAAACTAATGGTATTCCTATAAAAAGTAATGATAGCAATACTTTTTTAACCATAATTAATGGTGGAGCAACATTCCAAAGTGATGGTAATATAAATCATAATGCCGCTCAGCATATTTTCTTAGGAAATTTCAGCGCTATTGGAGGGAATACCGGATTTGGATTTAATGCATCATCTTTTTCAATTTATACTGGTGTAAATAAATATTACACATTAACTTCTGCGGCTGCAACATTTAGACATACTGTAAAAAATACTTTTAATGCTCCTGTAAATGAATTTTCAAATGGGGGTGCGTATTTTGTTTCTGGTATTGGAATTGATACAACTGCAACTGGTGGTACTGATGTTTTAAATATTGGAGCTACAAATGCAAATGTTATCAATTATGGTAATAGTTCTACAACTCATAATTTTTTAGGAACAGCTATTTATGAATTACAAGTAAATAGCTATGTAGAGGATAAATTAATCACCTTAAATTATGGAGGCTCGGTTGGCAGTGGTATAGGCGTAGGATTTGAGATTGAAGAGGATAACCTAATTACTGGGTTTTTAAAAACAAATGCTACTCGCGATGGTTTCAGTTTTCAGGCTCCTTCTATTGTTCATACAGCACACTTTTTATTTAGTTCATTTACGGCGGATAGAACATTTGATTTACCTGATTCAAGTGGTACATTAGCTTTGCAATCATGGGTTTCAAGTGGATATGTCCCATATACAGGTGCAACTCAAGATACTGATTTAGGTAACTATTTATTAAACGCCAAGTCTTTACATGTTAAAGGGACGGCAGGTTCTGGTCATTTAGGTTTAAAGCACCAATCTTCAAATATTACAGCAGCAGCAAGCGAAAGTTCGTTAGGTGCAAATTCAGACGGTGATGCGACTTGGAAAAACGATGGCAATACAATTCAAAAAATAAATGTTTTTAAAAGAACAATTTTTGGAAATGCAAATTATACAGCTTTAAAATCTGACGATTTAGTTTGTACTAGCGTTACTTTTACAACGAGTAGAACTGTAACTTTGCCAAGTGATAGTTTACAGGCTCATGAAATTACTGTTGCTGATGAATTTCAAACTGTAACTGCAATAAATACTTTAGTTATAGGGGTTGCAACAGGTAAATATTTAAACGGTGTATTAAACGGAACTGAAACAATACAAAGCGCAGGAGGTTGGAGAAGATTTAAAACAGATGGAGCAGGTAATTGGTCTTTTGATGCAGGTATAGTTCGCCAAACTAAAACCCAAACACTAACAAACAAAACAATTCAAAAAAGAATTTTAGTTGTAACACAATCGGCAACACCTACAACGAATATAGATAATGGAGATATTGTTTCAATAACTGGTTTAGCTCAGGCTATAACTTCAATGAGTAGTGGATTAAGTGGTACGCCTTATGATGGTCAAATGATTATGTGGCAAATAACAGATAATGGAACTGCTCGTGCAATTACTTGGGGCGCATCATTTGCTTCAACTACAAATTTCACTTTACCAACAACAACAGTAATTTCAACAATGTTACGTGTATTAACACAATGGAATGCAGTAACAAGTAAACATGAATGTATAGGATAAAATTATGGCAGCAAGATACTGGGTAGGCGGAACAGCCAATTGGGATGCGACAGCAGGAACAAAATGGGCAACAACATCAGGCGGTGCAGGTGGTGCTGCTATTCCAACAAGTGCAGACGACGTATTTTTTGATGCTGCTAGTGGAGCAGTTACGGTTACTTCAACAGTTGGTGTTTCTTGCTTAAGTATAAATTTTACAGGGTTTACAGGGACATTTGCAGGAAGTACTACTTTTCATATAGGTGGAAATGTTACTTTGGGAAGTGGTATGACAACTACGTTTACTGGTAATTTTAGTGTTGAGGCAACAGCTACATTAACAAGTAATGGTAAAACATGGCTTGGTACTTTAAATTTAGGGCTTAATTCAACTACATATACATTATTTGATAGTTGGACTGTTGCTAATTTTTTAGGAGGTTCAAATATTATATTAAATGGTAATACTTTAAATATAACTGGTAATTTAACAGCTCCTTCTATTAGTGGAACTACAAACTTGGCTTTAACTGGAACGGGTACATGGAGCGGTTCGGGCACTGTTAAGAGTAATTTAACTATTAATACATCAGGTACAATAACAATAAGTGGTTTCGTTGCTTTCAATACAGGAACATTAACTTATACAGC